GGGGTGCGCCTCACGGAACGCCTTGCTGTCAAACGTGTCACGCACCTGGGTTTTCCATGTGGCAACCGTGTACCCGTTCATCACAGCCGTGTCCGACTGGCCCATCAACTCACAAATCTGTGCCTTCAAATCGTCCTCAAGTTTCTTGTACGACTCCAGTTCGCTGCGAACATGCCGCAACCTGTCGAACAGGTCCTTGTGGGCAGGATCAATGTTACTGGTTGAGTTCAACGATTCCTTGTAGCGGGTCTGCACCGTCTCATACGACCAGCGCACCCCGGTCGGGGTCATCCCCAGTTCGATGCTGTTCAACCAGTTCTCCACAGCGGCGACATGCTCATCCATTTCTGCCTGTGTGATGTGCTGAACATGGATGTGGAGAATCATGGACGGGTCAAAGATGGCCCACAGGATTTGGTTCACATCAGCACAGATGGCTTGCTGGATGCCTTGGATGCGCCAATAGTCCGGCAGTTGACCTTCCCATTTGCGGGTAGTGGTTTTGATTTCCAGCACCTTGCGTTTGCCGTCCTGTTCCCACAGCCCGTCCAAAGTGGACACCATACGCGCACCGTTTTCGGAGTCAGCAGCAAACATTTCCTCAGGGGTGTCAAACCGCAGCCCGAGCTTGTCGGATGCCCATTCCAACACGAACGGCTCCAACCTGTTGCCCCGTTCCATCGCCGGGTTCGGTGGGATTGGGGACGGTGCGACATCACCCAACAGTTCGGCGGCGTACTTGTCCATCGGCACGAACGGATGCAGGCCGTAGATGGCGGCGACAGCCGATGCTGAGACACGCTTGTTGCCGTGTTCGTCACGGAACCGGATGTTCAACCATTCCTGGCCTCCGTGTTCCGGTTTTGGGATGCGGTAACGATTGAGTGTCATAACCCCTTCTTTCTTGTTGAACGGTAAGGTACAGGCTACGCAGAGGGTGTGTCAAGGTCTGACACAGTTTTTTCAAGATATTCCGCAAGGGCTATTACCCGGCGGTAATCGTCATTCAACAGTCCCAAAGCTTGATTACATGGTTGGCACAAAAGGCCCCGAATACATTTCCTACAAGACTTTTTTGGTGGGCAACAATCATGATCGTGGTCAATGGCAAGTCGCCGCGTTTGCCCTGTTCGGTTATCAACCACAGTTTCTGCCTGACCACACGCCGCACACACGTTTCCCTGTTGAGCGGCAAGTGCTTCATATTCATCAATCGTTAGACCCATTCTCCGCAGATTGAACACACGAACCTTTTCCGGCTTGCGAGACGAATACTCACGCTGGGCAATCTTGTGGCAGTCTTTACAACGTCCCTGTCTCCCAGTTCGACTTTGCGTTGACCGATGGAAACTATCCAGCGGTTTCCGTAAGCCGCATCGTGGGCAAAGTTTGGTATCAGTCACCATCGGAATCGTCTTGTTGAAAATTGAAAACTTGTGTTGATCTCACCATAGAAACCGGGATGTGGAACCCGTGGATGCCCTCACCATCGGTGATGGTCTGCCACACCGACACATGATCCTTCTTGCCGCCCGGTGAGTCAGCAGGGACAAGATACCCGATGGTGGTGACGATGCACTCACCGTCATCCTCATAGTCGTCAAGGTTGAGCCAACCGCCAGCTGAGGCGTGAGCGTCAGCCCATTTCACGATGACAACAGGGAAGTCACTCGCGTCCATCGTCTTCGCCTTTCGTGCCGCACACAGGGCAGTACCGTGAGTCTTTCTCGGGCCATGAGTTCCCGCAGTCGGGGCAGGTCAACCAGTTGTGATCCATGCGGGGAACCCTAGCAACAGGGTGTCACACCTAAAACAAAGACAACTGTTGCGTTGCACGGTTCATCATGTTGATGAGTTTCGGGGTGTTTATATCAGGCCCGAACGCCAAATACGTCCCGTCAACAGAATCACACCCCCAGTCAACTGCAATCCTGATCCGTCTAGAACTATTGACCCGGCCCATATGCACCCATTTGCCTAAAGTTTTTGCGTAGGCCGTGATAATCCTGGCTGTTTCCCCCAGTTTGAAATCCGTTGTGCCACCAATAAACAACGCATCACAACTATCCCACGGAATTGACTCGATTGTTGCCCCATCCTGCAAAACAAACGCTGGTTTGTAGCCAAGCGACCGAACAAAACCGCTGTACTGATCCCACCTGTGCAACGTCCCCACATGGTCGGCAACAACATCAGGCACCACAGCGAACAGGGCCGACGACGGCGACTCTTTTGATTCAAGCCACCGTCGCCAAGTTTTTTCGTCCCACTTGGCGGCGAAACAACCGTTGTCTGCTGCCCACACAAACTCTGAAGGCGCAACACGTTGAGAAAACGGGGTGAGCAGAATACCTATGCCGTTATTCAGTAGGTCAACACGAAGGTTTTCTTTAGCGGGCAAACAACCGGATAGGTACAGCACGACGCGCCCAAATAAAACACCCGGCAAGAACAGCCATCACGGTCTTGCCGATGACCTGTCCTTCCCAATACTGGGTTGAACCAAAAGCAATCTGCAAAAACACAAGTGAGTCAATGACACCACCGACGATTCCTGATGCCGTTACTGCTGCGATAATCGAACGCTTCTTGATTTCTGTGTACACAAAAAAATCTGACAGTTCGCCCAGTGCAAACGCAACAGCTGATGCTGTTGCCACGACAGGGTTGACTAGGTACGACAGGCCGACACCCAAGACGATCGCCACCAAAGCTGGCTTCCTTCCGAACTGTTCCTGAATGTAGTCACGCATGAACAGAGCGATACCGATGGCTAGCACACCACTCGGGGCTTGGTAACCGAACCCGACCGGGATTGTGTGCGGGCCGTCAGGAAACGCCTGTGAACCGATGTTGTTGATCATCCAGTTGGCTACGGGGATGGTCAACAGATAAGAGATAAACGAGATGTACTTGGCAACCTTCATGCCGCTCACGCTACCATCTTGGTAGTTCTATACGCGGGATGTTTTCTTGTTCAGCAAGGCTGCGAGCCGTTCAACCGCCTGAATGAACTGGTCCTGGTCGTTCGGCAGGACCGGGGTTTTCATCAGGTATTTCAGGAGCAGTTCAACATCTTGACGGGTCATAGGACTCGTCAGATTACTACTTGGCTTTCGGTGCAGCCTTCTTGCGAACCGTAGAACTTTCAGGTTTCTTTTCCACAACCGTGAGACGTGCCTCGATACGGTCAATCGCATCGCGCATGGATGCGCCACCGTTGTTCACCATGTTTGACTCAACGAAAGACACAGCCTTTTCAATGCGCTTCCCCCATCTGACGACCGGGTACACAACGCCACGCCAAATGATGCCGAGGGCTGCGACCACGCCGCCAGCTGTGATGATCCACTGTGCAAAAGTCATGGTCTGTCCTTCACTTCAAGATAAATGAGAGAAAAAAACAGGCATACAGAAAAGCAGATGCCAAAAAGAAAACTGCTTGCCAGGGCCGCATACCTCATGCCTGTCCGTGAATCTTTTTCCACACGGCAGCGACCTTGCCCGGATCGTCAGCCATAGCAGGTGACAACTCGAAATGCAGCCAGCGTCCGCCCTGCGAACCGGCGTTGTCCTTCTCGTCATAGACCTTCACCCCGGCCTCACCCTCGCCGCGACTGCATCGGTAGCCGCGACCCCAGCCCTTCTCCTTGTCGGTCTTGTCCTCATCGAAAGCGTAGTCGTGTGCCTCCTCCAGCTGGAACAGCTTTGAGTTGGCGAGCATCAGGTTCCACAGTTCCATCGCCCGCTTGCGGTCTTTGTAGCCAAGGTCGCAGGCCCGCCCCGTGGCATGGACGGACAGCCACTTTGGGTCGCCCTTCTTTGCCTTCGGGTTGTTCATCGAACGGTTCGCAAACCCACCCAGGTTGCTCAGCCCGTACTCCTTGATGGCAAGGTCCATGAACTTCTTCGTGCCGAGACGAAGCCCGGTACGGCTCAGACCGTCGCTGTTACCTGTGTACTTACGACCCGGCATCGTCTTCCTCCTGTTGGCATTTGTCGCATATCCACCCCGTAGGGTTCCCGTCATCATAGTCAAACGGTTCGCGGTCGTCGCCGCCAAAGTCGTAATCGTCGGGGATTTCTTCCCAGGAACCGTATGTTTCCAACGCTTCCTCAAGACTGTTCAACACTACGCTGAGATACCCGGTGTTGGCGACCACCATCCCGATGTCCACCCCATCCCAAAACTCCAGGGTTTCAGCCTTGTACTGGATGTCGTCATGTTCGGGTCGGGCCTCGTCGTTCCAGTGGTGAACGATGTCCGCGAACTTGTCGTAGTCCTCCATCGCACGGCGGTACGCCTCACGCTGCGGGTCGGACATCCAATCAAACATGGCTAGTCATCCATTCCGATACCGAGAGCGATGGCTGCCAGCATGATTGCAAGGGTTGCCCCGGACAGCATCAACGCCTTCTGAAGTGTCTCACCGGACAGGGTGATGAGGATGAACCCGGTGCCTGATGCCCACATCAGCAGGGCGTAGATCGCGCCGAGATACTTCCTCATGGGTGGCACATTACCATCTGCGGGTCGCGCCGATGGCGGCGATAGTGGTGACGGTGGTGATGACAATGAGGGCGCGGCGGGTGCCGACTGGGACGACGGAACCGAGCGGGACGTAGGTGTCGGTAGCCCCGGAGAAGATGTCCACCTCATCCTCGAACGCTTCGCGCACCTCGGCTGGTGCGTCCTGCACTGCGGCAACCAGTTCGATAATTTGGTCGTCGGTGAGGGTGTCCACATCAAGGGCTTGGAACACCGCTTCGGCTTCGTCGGCGGTGAGGGCGGCGACCTGTTCAGGGTTCGTGGCGATAGCCGCCGCCTCGGCAGGGGTAGGTTCGGGTGTGACCTCAACAGTCGTATAGGTTTGTTGTACGGTTGTCGTTGTTGTTGTAGTGACCGGAACAGTTGTGGAGGTTGAAGATGTGGTGGTGGAAGTTGAAGATGAGGTGGACGGTGGAATCGTGGAAGTGGACGGTGGAACGGTGGGGGCGACAG